TCTTATATCACCAGCGCTTCGATTGGAGCGGCAACTGGCGACATCGTTCGTGCTGAGATTGCGTTTCAGGGTACAGGTGTATTGTCTACCGTAACGATCTCATGACTGTATATCTTGGTACGCACGGCGAAATTGAATTGAGGCGTGTCTTTAATGGTGGCACGTTGCGGTCAACGATTGACGTTGCTGACGTCAATGCTACCGAAAAGCGTTTTAGTTTTGATTTTGAGCACGGTCAGCTAGTGACAGGCGATCAAATTGAAATTACGAGCACAGACGGTAGCGCTCTTGATTTCATAAATAGTTATTCAGACTCAAGCGTTAAAAAATTTATTTACGTTGACGAGCTAGACGGCATCAGGCTTTACAACAGTTTTGCCCATGCGGTCAGTGGCGGTAAGACGAATGCAGTTGCTCTTGCAACGCCAGGAAATTCAATACCGATTGAGGTAATTGTCGAATCTGCTGCGCCGCGTCTTTTGGCGCAGGTTAGCAGCTTTGAGATCAATACTGAGCGCGAGACGGTTGATACAACAGTATTATCTGATGAGTATAGAACTAGGGTTAACAGTTTAATTTCTGGTTCTGGTCGAATTAGTGCTTTTTGGGAATACACCGGCAACAGCACTCAGGAATTGCCGATGTATTTATACGAGTTAGCGCATCGCACAAAGGTCGGCAGTAATTTTATTGGACGTTTCTACATTAAAAAGAACGGATATAATCCAAGCGGCGTTACAGAACGTGGTGATGATGAAGTTTGGTGGCGTGTTGAAGGAATTATCACGGCAGCCGCTATCCAGTTTTCGCCTGACAGCACGGTGCAAATCACCGCTGATTTCATAACAACAGGTGAGCTAAGGCTAAGGATCAAGACCGTAGTGCCGGATGCGCTCTTGCAAGAGGACTCTGGTGAAATACGCTTGGATCAAGACAGCGGCGCTAAACTGCTGTTACAGCAGGACATTTAATCAGGAGCTAGCCGCCCATGGCTGACCTAAAAATTACCGAGCTTAATGCTCTTGCTGGTTCCGCCTTAGCCACTGGCGACTTGGTTGCTGTTGTCGACAGCAGCGCTAGTGAAACGAAGAAGCTGACGGTTGGTGATCTAGTCGCCAATGGCGTCACCTTAATTAGTGACGATACGATCCCTGGCGCGAAGATTCTGTTTGCTGCAGGCGGCATTGCCACAGCAGACATCGCTGACGCTGCAATCACTACGGCAAAGGTTGCAGACGACGGCATTACAGCTGCAAAGCTTGCCAACGAATCAACGGTTGATCTGGTCACAACGCTGCCGGGCTCTGGAGCGTTTACGGGTCAGCTTGCTGTCGATACGGATGACAACAACCTGTATTGCTGGGACGGGTCTGCTTGGCTGAGTCTGAAGGCTCCTAGTTCGATTAACAGCGTTGCTGGCAGCACGGTTGGCATTGTTGACATCACAGTCACAACAACCAGTGGCGCTGCCACGATTGCGGCTGTCATTAATGACACGTCTGCAGCCAACCAGTTTCTTGCTGGGCCGACTGGCGCTGGTGGTACGGCTACTTATAGGGCGATTGATGGCAGCGACATCCCTGTTGCGACGAGCAGCGCTAAAGGCGGTGTAATCGTCAACGGTGAAGGACTCCGCATGGACTCCAACACTATTGAGGTTGATAACGACGTAACGGCCAGCTCAACGCACCATGTCGTTACTTACAGCGCCAAAGGCTTGATCACTGGCGGCCGTGCCATCACGGCTAGCGATCTACCTGCAGCGACTAGTTCCGCAAAGGGTGCTGTTATCCCTGGAACGGGGCTAGCTGTTGACAGCAGCGGCAACCTGAATCACAGCAATACCGCAACGACTGGCACCTTTACAAAGGTAACTATTGATGGGCAAGGCCATGTTACGACTGGTGCAACGCTTGCTGCTTCGGATATACCCGATCTTTCAGCTGCAAAGCTGACAAGCGGCACGATCCCAGCAGAACGCATTGCTTCGGATGCTGTCACTGCCGCAAAACTTTCTGATTCTTCAGTCACCAAGTTCGGTGGTGCTGGCGCTACTGACAACATCGTCACCTTTCCCGATGGTGACTTCAAAGGTCAGTTCTTTTTTGACGAGAAGAATGAAGATCTGTACATCTACACCGGGCAATCATTTTTGCCGATCACGGTTATCAGCGGCAACCTGATTAACGCTGGAACGTATGACGCAAGCACCAACCTGCTAAGCAGTGTCACGACTGCAGGTTCTGCCGCTGGCTTTACAAATGGTGCTGCACTGCCTGCACCTGCTTCTGGCAACCTCAACTATTACGTTGTTGTTGACACCTCAGGCACGGGTTCAGGTAACGCGCCAGCAGAGGCACTAGCTCCACCGGATATGTTGATCTCGCTTGGCACGGGATCAACGTTCCAGCTGATTGACGTTTCCAACGCTATTGCTGGTCAGACTGCTGCCAACATTTCAGTTGTTCCGGTTGGCGGTGTTGCAGCAACTAACGTTCAATCTGCAATTCAAGAACTAGACACCGAAAAGATTGGTGCTGCTAGCCCGACGTTTACTGGAACGGTGCTGCTGGGGCAGAACGCTGTATTGGCGTTTGAGGGCTCTGCAGATGATGCAAACGAGACCACGATCACAGTTACCAACCCGACTGCTGATCGCACAATCACGTTCCCTGATGTCACGGGCAACGTCGTAACCACTGGCGACACTGGGACGGTTACGAGCACGATGATTGCGAACGCAACGATTGCGGACGCAGACATCAGTGCAACTGCTGAGATTGCAGTCAGCAAGCTTGCGAACGGTTCTGCCCGTCAACTACTGCAGACCGATGCAGCTGGAACAGGCGTTGAATTTACAAGCAATATCGATGTCCCTGGAACGCTGGACGTAACAGGCGTTGCAACGTTTGACAGCACTTCAACCTTTGCGGGTGTTGCGACGTTTAACGCCAACATCGTGATGGAGGGCACGTCAGCTGACGATCACGAGCTGACCCTAACCTGCAATCCGACTGCTGATGTAACGGTCACGCTGCCTGATGCAACGACCACTGTTGCTGGTCTTGCTGTTGCTCAGAGCTTCACAAAAGCACAGCGTGGAACGGTTGTTGCTTTGACCGATCAGGCCACTGTGGCGATGGATTTATCGCTGGCAAATAATTTTTCGCTAACCCTCGCCGGAAATCGGACCTTAGGTGCACCAACAAACGTGACTGCTGGTCAGTCTGGTGTGATCGTGGTCTCGCAAGATAGTTCGGGGAGCAGAACGCTTGCGTACAATTCGGTCTTCAAATTTGCTGGTGGTACGGCACCGACATTGACGACAACAGCTAGTGCAGTTGATGTTCTTGCCTACTATGTGGAAAGCTCCAGCCGTATTACGGTTACTTCGCTGCTGAACGTCTCATGAGTATTCCTGGTGCTGCGAGTCCGCTGTTTCTAGCAACAACTGCTGGAGCAGCGGCTGGTTTTGAAATATCCAGGTCGCTTAGATTTAACAGCGGTGACAGCGCATATTTGTCCAAAAATTTTGGGTCTGGTGGAAACCGCAAGACGTGGACTTTATCTTTTTGGGTAAAACTTTGCGGGACATCAGGACATTTAATTTCTGCTGGAAACGATGCTTTTCAGATTGAAATGCGAAGTGATGGGCAGTATCTTATTGCAAACAGTGGTTGCTTTAGCAATACATATAGCACTGCTGTTTTTAGGGATTACTCAGCTTGGCAGCATTTTGTCATTGAACATGACGCTACTAATACTTACTGCAAAATTTATGTAAACGGATCGTTGCAAAATACGATTACTGCAAGTAACGCAGATGGCGCATTTAACAATAACACCGCTCATAATTTTAATGGGCGCAGCACAAGCTTAGACAGTTTTACTGATTTTTATCTAGCCGAGGTCAACTTCATTGACGGGCAGGCGCTTGACCCCACGTCATTCGGGGCGTTTGACGATAACGGAGTGTGGCAAGCCATTGATACAGCCGGGCTGACATTTGGAACGAATGGATTCAGGCTTAAGTTTGCAGATAACAGCAGCAATGCGGCGCTGGGCACCGACTCATCCGGTAACTCGAACACCTGGAGCGTCAACAACTTAATAACTTCAGTTTCAGCGCAAGGAGTTGCTTTTGATGGCAACGATAGTCTTACATTTGCCGGGCCAGGGTCAGTTACTGGTGACTTTACTATTGAATGTTTTGTTAATGCAGATTACAGCGGAGGTTACAAGCGAATTGTTGGCGCTAACGAAGCATCGCAGGGGAGTGAGTACACTACGATACGAAGCAATGGAGGCAATATATATTACATTTTTGGTGATAGCAGTGGCTATGTTTCTTATAACGGCAGCACAATACCTACGGGCCAATTTAGCCATGTAGCCATAACAAGAAGTGGCAGCACAGTATCTTATTATCTAAATGGATCAAGGCTAAGCACATCAAGCTTAAGCAGTACATTTAGCATGACTGGATTAGTCTTGGCCCACGGCTATGGAAGTGAATATACAACAGGCACTATATCTAATGCTCGGGTAGTAAATGGGCAAGCTTTATATACAGGCTCTTCTTATACTGTGCCTACAGGCCCATTAACAACAACGAGCCAGGGTGCTACAGCATCAAACGTTATAAATTTAGTAGCCAATACCTCAACAGTTACTGCAAATGGTGGTACGGGTAGTGCTGGAACGGCAGGCGGTGATCCAACTGCTGTTAGTGCATCAGTTTTTGGAAAGGCATCTGACATCGACTCTCTAGTTGACACCCCAACCAACGCGGCAACGCCTTCAGACTCAGGAATCGGGGGAGAAGTGGTAGGCAACTACTGCACTTGGAACCCTTTAAATAAACCCAGTGCTATTACTTTATCTAACGGAAATCTTGATTGCCAGTTAGGTAGCAGTGATGCTGTTCAGCTTTCAACTATTGGAATGAGCAGTGGGAAATGGTACGCAGAAATAACAGGTGTAAGCACTACTGGCGGATTTTATAATGCTATTGGTCTTGGGAAAGAAGGGGCTGGTGGGTATTTAGGATCAAACGCTCAAGGCTGGGGCTATCACCAAGACGGCAGAAAAATTGCTGGTGGTGGTGCGGCTAGTTATGGTGCATCTTATGCTCAAGGTGACGTAATCGGCGTTGCTTTTGATGCAGACAATGGCACTTTAACGTTCTATAAAAATGGTTCTAGTCAAGGCACTGCATACACAGGATTAACAAGCGGTCCTTACTTCTTTGCTGTTGGTAGTTCTCAGACTAAAAACGTTGCAAACTTCGGCCAACGTGCCTTCGCCTATCAAAACGCCGGGACCAATCGCCCTAGTGCTGATTATAAGTCTTTAAACACCGCAAACTTACCCGACCCAACGATTGCCGATGGTTCGACGGCGTTTGATGCAAAAGCATTTACTGCTAATAACGGTAGTCAATCTATAAGTCTTGGGTTTGCACCAGATTTGGTTTGGACTAAATCTCGTGCTAACGCATATGAAGGTCAAATTTTTGACATCGTTCGTGGAAACAATCAGGAGATGAGCCCTAACGCTACGCGTGCGGATCGTACTTTGGCTAATAGCCTTACTTTTGATAGCTCTGGATTTACGATGCCAAGCAACAACAATAACGCTAATTATGGAAGCGGCGGTAGTATAGCCTGGGCCTGGGACGCTGGAACGTCAACAGTCAGCAACAGTGACGGCAGTATCACATCTAATGTCCGCGCCAATCCGTCGGCTGGATTCTCGATTGTTAGTTACAGCAGCGCAAGCAATTCTGTGACTGTTGGGCACGGATTAAATGCTGCTCCTGAATTTATCATACTTAAAGATAGGAATAATTCTTATGACTGGGTAGTAATTACAACTCTACTTGCGAACACAACTGATTATTTAGTGTTAAACAGCACGGCCGCATCCGCAAATTTTGGTGTTGATGCACCTACTTCAACGACGTTCATACCATCGCAATCAGCAAATTCTAATTACATTGCTTATTGCTTCGCACCTGTCGAAGGCTTTAGCGCGTTTGGCGGGCCATATTCAGGCACAGGTTCAGCCTCTACAGCTGCATTCCAATACTGTGGATTTAAGCCAAAACTGTTAATGATTAAAAGGACGGATTCAACAACGTCAGGTAACTGGATCATGCTTGACTCCGCAAGGTCTCCACACAATGTTGTCAATGATCCGTTGTATGCAAACAGCAACGCAGCCGAATATGCAGACAAGCATGACATCGTTGACTTTTTGAGCAACGGTTTCAGGATCAGAGCTGCAGGCAACGACGGCAACAACAGTGGGGGCTCGTTTATATGGGCAGCCTGGGCAGAATCGCCATTTAAAACCAGCAGGGCGCATTGATCGCCCAGCCGGTAACATCGTTTTATCGCCCCAGACTCATGCCTTATCAAATTGGCGACCGCACGCTACAACTTGATGTTTCTTGGGAGCACGATGGCGTTCAATATCCTGCCAACTGGTTGCGACTTAGCACCGAACAAGATCGTGCAGAACTTGGCATCACTTGGGTCAACGCTGATCCGACGTGGAATCAGAAATGGTATTGGGGCTACGACTCTGACGGCAACCTGATTCCCAAGACCTACACCAACCTAAAAGCCAACTGGATCGCTCAGACCAAGGACACGGCTTACAACATGCTGCAGCCGTCTGATTATCTGTGGCCCAAGTTGCAAGAGGAGAACAGCAGTTTTTCTGCAGCCAAGACGGCTTACACAGCTTCGCCTTGGAGCACTTGGCGTTCCACAATCAGGACCGAGTGCGCTGCGATGGTGGCCAAGATTGAGGAGACCGCAAGCGTTGGTGACACATCACCTCATGCGGACTTTGGCAGAGTGCAAGCATT